ACCCACTGGTGCTGATATGGGTGGAGTTAAACCAACTGGTGGGTCAAATTTAAAAGATCAAGCACCATTAGGATTTAGAGATGGTCAAAAATTATGTGCTTGTCCAGAAGATAAAGAACAAGTAACAATTGATTTAAATCTCTCTGACATTGAAGATATGGCAAACGAGGCTGGTGTAGAGATTGGCAACGTACAACCTGCATCATTAGGCCCAACTCCAGGCCCAGAACCAGTATCACTTCAAGAAGAATATGAAGTAAATAAAGATGAGCTTTTAGATCTTTATGAGAAACTTACAGTTGATGTAAGAAACGTTCCATATGGAAATATTGAATATCCAGCAAATACACTTGAAGTTGAATACGCAAAAGATATTTCACTTGCAAAGAAAGCACAACTTGCAGCAGAAGAAGAAGCAGCAGAAGTTAGTGAAGAAAACAAAAAACTTACAAAAGAGAATAAATTATTATCAAGAAAACTTGATTCACTTCAAGATAAACTTGGTAAAATTTCTGAAATTGCAGAAGCACTCGCAAACAGAGTTGAAGAGTACGAATCAGCAGTTTCAACACTTAAAGAGAGGCTTGATACACTAACAACATCAAATGCCAAACTTTTATACAAAAACAAAGTATTGAATAGTAACTCCTTGAATGAGCGACAAAAATCTAAGATTGTCGAAGCACTATCCAATGCCGAATCAGCCGATGAAGCAAAAACAATTTATCAAACACTTCAAAGCACAGTGTCGGGCGACAATAAAGTTGCTGCTCCAAAATCACTTAGCGAAGCAATAAATAGAACTTCATCAATTATCATGCAAACCAAGCAAAACGATGCACCACCTCCAGTAATTGAGAGAATGCAAAGATTAGCTGGTATTAAAAATAAATAACATTTAAGGAGTTATTACTATGTCTATTATTGAAAAATTGACAGAGGGTATGGTACAAAGAGATCTTCAAGCAGAAGGCTCAGCCCTCTTAGGAAAATGGGAAAGAACAGGTCTTCTTGAAGGAATTTCTTCAGAAAGAAATAAACACACAATGGCTAGACTTCTCGAAAATCAAGCTAAAGAGCTTCTTCGCGAGTCTAACTCAATGGCTGGCGGCGACGTAGAAGGTTTCGCAGCAGTTGCATTCCCAATCGTTCGCAGAGTATTCGCTGGTCTTATCGCCAACGATCTCGTATCAGTACAACCAATGAGCCTCCCATCTGGCCTCATCTTCTTCCTTGACTTCAAAGTTTCTGACACAAATGGTGCTCCAAGACTTGGTTACGGAACAAATGACTCACTCTACGGTGGTGGCGTTCTCGGTCAACAAATCACTGGCGGTGTTTCACTCACTGGTGTAAATGCTGAGAAAGGCTTCTACAATTTGAACAATGGTTACTCATCACCAACAGGTTCCTTTGTTATAAGTTCAGTATCAAGCGTACATGGTCCAGCTATATTTGGTGCAACAGAAGCTGGTGATAAACTTGTAAGATTTGACCCAGACTTTGTTTCTGGTACAACTTACTTTCAAGTTCTTGATTTAACTATGGCCGATCTTACTCTCTTTAACAAGCAAGATTTGGTAGCTGCTGTTCTTTCTGGAACCACCGCTCAACTATCAAGCTCAATACAAGTTCGTCGCTTAACAACACGCCCAAGTGATAGCGTACTTCGTGTTGTAGTATCAAAAGAGACTTCATTCAGCTCAGTAGCTGCTGCAACTTTGACTTTAACTGCACCAGTAATTGATCCATTCGGTACAACAGTAGCCGCTGGCGCAACCAATGCTCTTGGTGCAATTGCTGGTGAAGGTACATGGGGTCTTGAAGGCAACGCAAACATTCCAGAAATTGACATTCGTGTTGATTCAATCAGCATCACCGCTGTAACCAAGAAACTCAAAGCAAAATGGACACCAGAACTTGGTCAAGACCTTAATGCTTACCACAATCTTGATGCAGAAGTTGAGCTTACCTCAATTCTTTCAGAACAAATCGGTCTTGAAATAGACCGTGAAATTCTTGAAGACCTCATCAAAGGTGCAACCGCTGGTACATTCTACTGGTCAAGATCTCCAGGTCTTTTCGTCAATAGAACAACTGGTGCCGAAATTGGTGCATCAGCTAAAGCACCAGACTTCACAGGTACTGTCTCACACTGGTATGAAACACTTATTGAAACAATCAATGATGTATCAGCCCAAATCCACAGAAAGACTCTTCGTGGTGGTGCAAACTTCCTCGTATGCGGTCCAGAAACTGCAAACATTCTTGAGTTCACATCTGGCTTCAGAGCTAAAGTAACTCACGAAGACGAGAAAGGCGAGGTTGGCGCAGTTAATGTTGGTTCAATCTCCAAGAAGTTTGACGTTTACGTTGATCCATACTTCCTTCGTAACGTAATCCTCGTTGGTCGCAAAGGTTCCAGCTTCCTTGAATCTGGTTATGTCTATGCTCCATACGTACCACTACAAGTCACTCCTACCATCTTTGGTACTGAGGACTTCGTTCCACGTAAAGGCGTCATGACCCGTTACGCCAAGAAAATGGTTAAACCAGACCTTTACGGCTTGGTAATCATTCGTGGCCTCCTTGGTGAGAGCGGAGCTTGATAAAGCAGCCTAATTAGGCAAAAAAACCCCCCATTCCAAAAGGTTTGGGGGGTTTTCTTATTTATTCAAACTATTTATTTTGTTGGTTAAAAGCCAATAGGAGGGTTTTTAAAATGGGTTCTAAATTTAGCGTAGCAAGAATGAGAAAAGAACTTGCTGCTCAAACAATGACAAGTGTAGCAACATCTGGTGATTCTACTGTCGGTTCTGGCTTAGTTCTTAGTGATACTGGTACTGTAGCTGCTACTGGTTCAACAATTGCTGATGCTGCTGCTGTTGCGACACATGTTACAATCGTAACTGCTGCTGACGCAACAAAGGGTGTTAAGCTTCCAACAGGTGCAACAACTGGTGAGGTTTATGTTATAAGCAATAGTGCTGCTGCTATACTTAAAGTATATGCAACATCGGAAACTCTAAACGGTGTTGCGGGTGCTACTGGTTTCTCAATTGCTGCAAGCAAGGGTGCTATCTGTGTAAAATCTGGTGCTGCAACATGGGCAGTAATATTCGCCTAATATTTGCTTAGGCAATAACAAAAGAAGCCCTCCTTAATGGAGGGTTTTCTTTTATTTATAACTATTTAAAGTATTGAGGAGTATTTATTGAATGGCAGTTCCTATTTTAACTCCAGCCTCCACTTTAAGTGCAATTGTCCTTCCGTCAAGTGGTAATCCAGCAGATGTTTCAATTGCATTACCATTAGGGATTTATTCATCTAATACAGATTTTCTTTCTGGTGCAGCAGACCAAGTTGCGTTTGTTTATAAAAGGCTTGGTGGCGATGTATTAGATATTGAATTAACAACAGGAAATGTTTATGCAGCTTATGAAGAAGCAGTACTAGAATACTCTTATATTGTTAATCTTCATCAATCTATCAACGCCTTACCAACTATGCTTGGAGCTACAACTGGTTCTTTTAATCAAGATGGTGAATTTAAATCTGGTTCTGCTCTGGTTGGTCAAAATCCAGAATTAGCTTATCCAAAATATAATCTTCATTACGTTTCAAGATATGGTGATGCATTTTCTACAGAGGCTGGTATTGGTGGAATAGAACCAATCTATTCAGCTTCAGTACCTATTGTGCCGTTTGTACAAGATTATGATTTGCAAGCAATAATTGAATCTTCTTCTTTAAGTAATTACGATCCTATTACTGGCGGTCCAGTTCCATACTCTGGTTCTGTTGGAAATAAAAGAGTTATTATTAGAAGAGTATTTTATAAAACTCCAAACTCAATGTGGAGATTCTTTGGATACTATGGTGGGTTAAATGCTATTGGCAATCTTTCATCTTATGGTCAATATGCAGACGATAGCACATTTGAAGTAATCCCAACATGGCACAATAAACTTCAAGCTATGGCATATGAAACAGCTATTTATACAAGAAACTCTCACTTTTCTTATGAGATTAAAAACAATAAAATAAGATTTTTTCCACAACCAACAGATATAGGTATTACAAATTATTGGGTTGAATTTTCAATTACAAACCAATCTAATCCTTGGGAAACAACATCTGGCTCTGCTGATGATACCGTTGGAGGCGTAAATAATATGAATACACTTCCCTTTGCAAATATACCCTATAATAGTATAAACTCAATTGGTAAACAATGGATACGTAGATATGCTCTAGCCATTTGTAAAGAAGTGCTTGGACAAATAAGATCTAAATTTAATAATATTCCAATTCCTGGTGAAAGCGTAACATTAAATGGTACAGCATTAATGTCTGAAGCAAAAGAAGAAAAGAAAGAATTAAAGGAAGAATTAAATAAAATTCTTGATCAAATCACATATCACAAACTTGCTGAAGCTGAGGGTAAACTTTCTGACGATATGCAGAAAATTAATCAAAAGATTCCTATTCTTATTTATACAGGATAAACCATAGTGGACAATAATTCTCAACCATTAAATTTAATTCAAATACCAATAAACAAATCAAGTTTTGAAACCATTGATGTTTCTGTTTATAATTGGATAATAAACAATATACAAGTTAATGTAACAACTTTTGAAGGATATTCAAGAGTACCTTTGATATGGGCTTCAGCAGAAAGAGCATTTCAAATAAAAGATAATGTTGATTTAAGAGATAGTGGTGGTAAAATTAAATTACCATTAATGTCATTAGAAAGAACTTCAATTTCTAAAGATCCAAATTTTAGGGGTAAGTTTTTCTCAACTATACCAATAACCAACTCAGATTATAAAGGTGGTAATTCTTATTTCTATTCTAGTATTATTAATCAATTAAAAACTTCTAATTTTGCAAATGCAGACGCAAAAAGAAAAGAATCTTCCTTATCTAGCCAAGGAAATGGAACAGGCCAAGAAAACAGAAAATATAAAAATAAAAAAATTGTTTATGAAATATTGTCTGGTCCTTCTCCTGTTTATGTGAAATGTACATACACATTAACATTAAAGACAGAATATCAACAACATATGAATGATATGCTTATTCCTTTTTTAACTAAAAACGGTCAATCAAGAATATATCCTATTTTTAATGAAGGGCACAGATACGAATTATTTTTTAAAGGTGACTCAATTAGTTTTAGTAATAATTCTCAAAATTTACAAGAAAATGAAAGAATATTTATTAGTAAAATTACTTTTGATGTTTTAGGTTATTTAATTGGAAACGAAGAAACAACTGATGGTTGCATGTTGACAATAAGAGAAAATTACGTTGATTTTAGATTAACTAGAGAAAGAGTTGTAAAAGTTAATTCTAATGAAGTTATTTAATACTTTTCGATAAAACTTTAACTATTTACTTCAGTATAAATTAGTTATTAATAGGAGTACCACTTAATGTCTGCTAGAAGTTTTAGATTTGTTTCTCCAGGTATTTTTACAAGAGAAATAGATAATTCACAAATTCCTTCAACACTAAATAATGTTGGACCAATAATATTCGGTAGAACAACAAAAGGTCCAGCAATGCGTCCTGTTATTGTTAGATCTGTAGAAGAATTTGTAAGAGTGTTTGGTGAGCCAGTTCCAGGTGGTGTGGGTGCTACTGTGGATGTTTGGACAAATAGTGCAGTACCAGCAACAACCTATGCTTCATATGCCGCTATAGGTTATTTAAGATCTGGTGTTGGACCAATAATTATGATGAGATTATTAGGTGAAGAATCAGACACAGCCACAACCGCTGGTAAAGCTGGTTGGACAACCTCTGGCTCCGCTACAACTTCTGTTTCTACAAATGGTGGTGCTTATGGTCTTTTCATAATGCCTTCAGCTTCTGCAACAACTCACGTAACTGGAACATTAGCAGCAGTTTGGTATATGGAAAAAGGCGCAATTGTGCTCAGCGGTACAGCACCAGATGGTAATGCTGCAACTGGTTCTGCAACTATATTTGCCTCTCAAGGTCCATACGCAGAGTTTAAAGCAATTGTTGTAAATGAAAGTAATTCAACAATAACTAATGGTGTAACCAGCTTTAACTTCAATCCAGATTCAGATCTTTACATTAGAAAAAAGTTTAATACAAATCCAATATTAACAAATAATGCTGTTACAACAACAACTAACTTGAAAAACTATTGGTTAGGTGAAACCTTTACTAGAAACGTTGACGACACTTTGGGCGATGTAACCTCTCTACTAACTGGCCAGCAATATGCTTTTATTGCAGCATTAGGTAGTTCTTCCGTTGGTAGAGAAGATATGAGAATGGGTTCTGAACCAGCAGAAACAGGATGGTTTATTTCACAAGATGTATCAACAAATTATGCATCTTATGACCCAACAACAATGACTAAGTTATTCAAACTTATTTGTCTTGATAATGGTGATTATGCACAAAATAATTACAAAATATCATTAACAAATATTAAGAGATCAGCATATCCAGATTTAGATCCATATGGTAAATTTACAATTCAAATCAGAAATGTTTCAGAAAAAGATAAAAATGTAGAGGCAGTAGAAACATTTAGTAACGTTGATTTGAACCCATCTTCTGATGATTATATCGTTAAGAGAATAGGTGACAAATACTACGAATGGGATGATACAGACCGTAGACTTAGAGAGTATGGAAATTACTCAAATGCTTCTAATATTGTAAGAGTAGAAGTAACAAGTGAAGTTGAAAATGGTCTTGTTGATCCTTCACTTCTACCATTTGGTTTCTTGGCTGCTCCTAAGTTCAAAGGATTTACTATACACTCTGGTAGTGCTTATGCTTCAAGCTTTGGCTCAGCTACTCCATCACAATTCAATCATGTATTTGCTAAAGGTGGAACAGCAATTACCAAACCATACAAATCAAATGTATTCGTAGATGCTCCAACAAACTTCACAGCTTCTTTCAATTTCCCATCATTCCCATTAAGAGCAACAGCTACAGAAGATGGAACTAGAGTAAGAAATGTTACAAAAGCTTACTTTGGTATAACAACTCGTAAGACCGATGATGGTGTTGATTTCTATCCAAATTATTCTGATTATGCAAGAGCTTTACCAGCTTCATTGTATGCAACTGAAGTTGAATCAACAGATTTGAGACTTGAGTACGGTGTCAAATTCTCACTTGACAATGTTAAAGTTACAAGAGATTCATCTAACGTTGTAATAGAGGGCGAGTACAGCAGTACCTATAGAACAACTGGCGTATCAGAAACAGCCGTAAGCGGTGGATACAGATACATACTAGATGCTGGATTTGACAAGTTTACAGCTCCTTTATATGGCGGATTTAATGGTTATGATATAACTGAATCAGAGCCAATAATCAATAACACATATATTGGAAATGGCACAGACTCAAACAACTATATGTTCAACACAATCTCAAGAGCAATTGATACAGTATCTGATCCAGATTTTGTTGATTGTAACTTAATGACAATACCAGGTTTAACTAATGAAAATCTTACCTTACAATTAATAAATACTTGTGAAGAAAGAGGTGATGCCTTAGCAATTATTGACATAGAAAATGATTATGTATCACAATATGAGAATACACTTGATGAAACTTCAAGAAGACCAGATGTTGATCAAGCTGTAGCAAGTATTAAAGACAGAGCTATTAATTCAAGCTATGGTTGCTGCTTCTTCCCAGCAGTACAAATTGTTGATGATATATCTGGTAGAAGAGTTGTAGTACCACCTTCAGTAGTTGCACTTGGAACATTTGCAAGCTCTGAAGCTAGATCAGAACTTTGGTTTGCACCAGCAGGTTTCAATCGTGGTGGTCTTTCACAAGGTTCAGCAGGTTGGGATGTAACATCTACTAAACTACATCTTAATTCAGCAGATAGAGATTCATTGTACGAAAACAATATTAACCCAATTGCTTCGTTCCCATCAAACAATATTGTAATCTTTGGACAAAAGACTTTGCAGATTACTCCATCTGCACTTGATAGAATCAACGTTCGTAGATTAATGATATACTTGAAGAAACAAATTTCAAGAATATCTCAAAATGTTTTGTTCCAACAAAATGTTAGAGCAACTTGGGATGATTTCAGCACAAGAGCAAATACTTTCTTGAGATCTGTAAGAGGTAGATTAGGTATTACAGAATACAGATTTGTACTAGATGAAACTACTACTACACCAGACTTAATTGATAGAAATATTCTATACGCTAAAGTATTAGTAAAACCAGCAAGATCAATTGAGTTTATTGCACTTGATTTCGTAATTACTAGAACTGGTGCATCATTTGCTGACTAAGCTACTATTTATAAGTAAAGATAAAGGGAGAAATTAAAAATGCCATTCTGGACTCAAGGCGCAACTACTGGTGAAGACCCAAAAAGAAAAAGTAAGTTTATCATATCAATGGGTGCATTTAATAATGATAATTTGGTTTGGTACGCAAAATCTTTTAAAAAACCATCATTTACAATAAAAGATGTATCACACAAATTTTTAAATCATACTTTTTACTATCCTGGTTCTCTTGAGTGGGATGCTGTAGATTTAACCGTTGTTGACCCTGTTGACCCAATAGATACTGTTGGAACTGTTGCTTTACTTTTGACAAGAATGGGGTATAATGTACCAGATAATCCTGCTGAAGTTGCTGTTGGTGGTGGTCACACTACAATTTCTAAAAGAAGAGGTGTTGGTGCATTAGGAGCGGTTAAAGTAACCCAGATTGGTGACTCATCAAGCGAAGCTCTAGAAACATGGACCTTGTATAATTGTTTTCTAACAAAAGCCGATCTTGGTCAACTTGATTATACATCAGATGATTTGCTAGAAGTAAAATTGACTTTTAGATATGATTATGCAACCCTTGAATTAGGAAATGCTACTGGTGAAGACATTGGACCAGAATCAGTTACAAGAAGTGCCGATGGTGCAGTAACCAATCCTTTGGGAGCAGCCGCTTTCTTTGGTGCTCCTGCTAGTCGTACTGGTGGCGGTACATAAGAATATAACAATTTAGAGGTGTTATTTGAGAAATAATTTAGATAGAATGGGGGTTGAGCCAGTGGAAGTTGCGGCTCAATCTCCCGCCCCTGCCTTTCAACAGGCAAACTTGATGGACTTTGTGGTTCCAACAAGTTATGTAGAATTACCAAGCGAAGGTAAATTTTATCCTACCAATCATCCACTACATGGTCAGACTCATATAGAGATCAAACATATGACCGCAAAAGAAGAGGACATATTAACTTCCCAAAGTTTACTAAAAAAAGGAGTAGCATTAGAGAAGTTTATAGCTTCAGTTGTACTTGATAAGTCAATTAGACCAGAAACAATATTAACCTGCGATAGATCAGCAATTATGATTGCTTCAAGAATTACAGGTTATGGTAATATTTATTCAACAAAAATAAATTGTCCATCATGCTCCAAACAAGCACAGATAGAAACAGATTTAGAATTAATTGAACCAAAGCACAGTATAGATGTTGATGGTGTTGTTAAAACTCCAAATAATACTTTTATAATTGCAACACCATCTGGTTTTTCTTTTGAAGTTAGGTTGTTGAATGGTGCAGATGAAAGAGTAATGAGTGAAGATTCTGAAACCAAAAAAAGAAAAAACATACCAGAATCATTAAATACAGATTTGTTAAAGATGATTACTGTTTCAATCAATTCTATAACTGATAAAGAAGTTGTTCAAAAAGTTATTAATAACTTATTACCAGCTAAAGATTCAAGATTTATTAAACAAGTTTACAATGTTATTGTTCCAAACGTCCAAATAAAGCACGATTTTATTTGTTCATCTTGTGATTTTACACAGGAATTGGAGGTTCCGCTTACAACGGACTTTTTTTGGCCTAAGTGATAAATATATGGAGTCTGTTTATGAACACTTCTTTTATTTAAAGCTACATGGTGGTTGGTCTTTTATAGAAGCATACAACCTTCCAGTTGGATTAAGAAATTGGTTTTTAAACAAACTTGTTGAACATATAAAGAAACAAAACGAAGAAATAGATAAAGCTAGTTCTTCTAAGAAAAGATAAAATAAGAGGGTTAGATCCCCTCTTATTTTTTTTATTTAAACCTATTTATTTGTATGGCAATCACACCACCACCTGGAATGACCGCAGAAGAATACAAACAAGCAGCAATTGAAGCTGCTAGAGAAATTGAAGAAGAAAGATCTAAAAAAAATGATCCTTCTGCTAAATTAACTGACAGTATTGAAAGATTAATAGAAAAGCTTGGATTGGTTACTGATATTAATAAAACAACAAGCGGTCAAATAGCAAGTAATTTAAAAGAAATATATGATAAAGTAGCTGGTGCTGCTGGAGGTGCTGCTGGTTTTCCTGGTCTTGTAGCAAACCTTGGTGCAACCGCAACGCAGGTAATGGGAAGTTTAGCTCAAGTTGGTAAAGATTTGGCTATGGCATTACCGTTTCAAGCTTTAGATTCGTTAATCAGCAAATCAATGGAATTAGCTTTAAATATTGATAAGATGGAAGCTTCTTTCACAAAGTCAACTGGTATTATATTAGACAATAATGAAGAAGCACAAAAAGCACTTACCAATAGTGCTCGTAGCCTAACTGCTGTTGGTATTAGTGCAGAAAATGCTGGTAAAGCATTTCAAGCTTATCAAAAAGCAACATTTGATGGTTCTAGATTTACAGCAGGTTTTTCTTCTGAACTAGTTAATGGAGCCGCCAGCGCAAAGATGTACTACACCGATGTTGAGAGAGCGACAGAAAGAACATTTTCTTTTGCTGCTACGCTTGAAACTTTAGGTGTATCATCAGAAAATTTATTTACTCTTGCTCAAAATATGCAAGGTGTTGCTGGTGCTGATTATGCAACAATCAGCAGTGGTATTACTAAAATTGGTCAAGATTCAATTGCATTTACAAAAGCAGGTTTAGATATTAAATTATTAACCGAAGATATGAAAAAGTTTGGTGATGTTGTTGTAGTGCAGGGTGCAAATGCATCAAAGTCATTTTTACAATTAGAATTACAAGCTAAAGCAACTGGTGTAGCTGTTGATTCATTAATCACATTAACAAATAAATTTGATACATTTGAAAGTGCTGCTGAACAAGTTGGTAAACTAAATGCTGTTCTTGGTGGTGATTATTTAAGCACAACTGATATGTTAATGGAAACAAACCCAGCAGAAAGAGTCAGAATGATTTCTGAAGCTTTGGCGTCTGGTGGTCTTAACATAGACTATATTAATGGTTTAGATGAAGCAACAAAAAAATATACTTTAACAACTCTTCAAAGCACTTTAGGGTTTAAAGACTTAACAGAAACTCAAAACTTCTTAAAATTAAGCGAAACAGAAAGATTACAGCAAGCAAAAGAATTAGAAGATGCTGCTGCTAAAGAAATGCAAACAGCACAAGATCAAAAAGAAGTAATGGCAAAACTAACCGAATTAGCTAGAGAAGGTATGCCAGCATTTGAAAAATTTGCTAAATCTTTAGATGGTCTTTTTATATCAATGCAGCCTCTTATGCAGATGTTTGTTTCTTTTATAACAGTGCTTTCTGATGCACTTGTTACAATAAGTGAATGGACAACTGCTTTAGGTCCAACTGGAACTATGATTGTTGGTATTATTTTATTTGTTACATTTTTAGGACTTGGTATAGCTGCGTTATTATCTTTTGGATCTAAGGTTAAAGGTGTTGTAGATGGTGTGAAAGGAATGGCTGATGCACTAAAACAGGCTGGCGAAGCAGCAAGTAAAGGTGGAGGAGCAGGCCCAGGTGGTGGTGCTGGTGGGGGCGGTAGTTTCATGCAAAGAATAATAGGCAATACAAGTCCAGCACAAATGGCAGCTTTGGCTTTGGTAATTTTTTCTATTGGCGCATCATTAGCAGCAGCAGCATTTGGTCTTGCAGAGCTTGTTAAAGCTTTCCAAGGATTAACAGGTGATCAAATAACTGGTGCATTAATAGCAATAGGTGCAGTTCTTCTTGGGTTTGTTGTAATATTAGGAATTGTTATTTACGCAATGAATGCTTTAGGGCCAGCAGCACTTACTGGCGCAACAATGCTTTCACCATTAGCTGGTGTTATACTTGCAATTGGCTTAGCAGTAGGTATAGCGGCTTATGGTATGAGCAAGCTTGTTGAAGCTACTGGAAATTTATTTAGTTCATTATCACCAGAACAATTAGGAATGATTATGAAATTTGGAATAACAATGAGTGGGTTAGCAGCAACAGGTCCATTGGCTGCTATAGGTATGGCATCAATAGCAACTGGAATTATTGCAATAAGAACGGCATTATTAGGAATGGATATAGAAAATTGGAAAGTAGCAACTAAATTTTTTATTGCAGTAGCAGCAGCAAAAG